CCTCCAACTCTGTAATTATGATTACCGTTCTGGCTTTCGCTTCGGTCGTGGCAATTTTGCTCACCGTCAGCCGAGTGATTAGGTAGTCATCGGTGTAGGCGTGACCGTTCAGAGCATCGAGAACCAGTTTTGCCATATTGTCCACATCGCGCCGCCGCTTGTTGCCGTTGTAAAACTCCAGAGTCACGCTGACCGGGCCGGTGAAAATTGGCTGTCTTTGATGTAGCCAAAGCAGGGCGATGATTCCCTCAGCAATCACGGTTTCTTTGGGAGTGTATGTCCCGGTACGGGTCACTCTGGGCCGTTGCTTGGCCTTTGGCTCCCCGTGAACCACCAATCCCACTGAGCGATATGAGGGTGGGCCTTTTCCAGGCTTAGCCAAGGCGCTCATACGAATCTCTTTTCTGACACAGACCAGAAGGTTTCCCTGACCGTGATTGTCACCAGATGGCCCTCATCGTTGTATTTGCCATCGGTCACTTCATAGGTCAGGCGGCGCACAGCGGCAGATTGACGTAGTTGAATCTCTCGCCGGATTTCCCGCTTGGCCGCATATATTCCCAACTGGCGGATATGTTCTTCATACCCCACTGCCGCAAAGTCACTGGCCTTTATCGCCAAAGGCCGGTGGAAGATTGCTCTCCCATACCAACGCCCATTACCGTCAGCCCACGTCACTATCTCATAGTATTTTGACATCACGCATCCTCTCCCTGATGGTTCCAGTAGTTGTCTGGACATTCCAGACAGAATCCCAATTCTTCATCCCAAACGTCAGCCGCCACTGGCTTTTTTACAGGTGACACACGGTTTCATTTTCTCGCTCATTGACCGCTCCATTCTTCTAAGCACAAGCCGCGCATCTATCAGTGGTATTCAGCGGGCCAGAGTCGCCAGGAAAAACCCAACCGCAATCGTCACATGGGTTCACGAAGCACCCCATTCCATTCTTACAAGCGCACCGATAGAACGGCCCACCTCTAATCTGTCCCGTAAAGCTCTCAGCGCCTGCTGGCAGGCCCGATACTTCTGGTCGGCTAGTTCGCTCTCTAACAATGAGATACGGGTTTCCAGGTCTGCCGTGTAGCGCCTCAAGTCCATCGGGCCTTCCACCGATAGGAAAGAACGCGCATAGCCCACTTTCTGGGCTACACGCGCTTTCACACTTGCTTCATCCAACACCGCAAGCTCCTTGGTGGCATCTAGTATTTCTTTTGAGATGCCTTTCAAAGTGGTCACAATGTCGTGTGGGGTAATGTCTTTATCAGGTAGTTCGTTAGGCATTACGGTTAGCTTCATTTTCCTGGTGTAAGGACTCCAGATGTGCTTTCCGTTTGGTCACAATACTCTGTACCTCATCCGAGTAACCGGCCTTCACAGAATCCTCCCAAAGCGTGTGGAGGACGGACAAACTGACAGCTTCCAGAATTGATGTCACCACACTCTCTGGCACCGGCTGAATAATCTGGGCTTGCGGGCCGCGAGCTACCTTTTCCATCTCAGTTGCGCTAGGCCGTTTACCCTTTTTGGCATAATCGGCATTTGCTAAAGCTCTACCGATAGCACTCGTTTCCGCATTCTCCAGGGCCGCAGTCTTGTTGGCACCGGGGCCACCCTCAATCTCAAAGGCAAGGCCGGTAGCTTTTGGCAACTGGGCCATCTGGTCAGCGCTGTTCTCAAAGACTTGAGCCAGAACCACGAAGTAGCCTTTTTCTCTTTCCTCAGCGGTAGCTATCGGCTCAGCCACAATGCGCCCATCTGGGTGCGTTTCGTAGAACTTGCGGATACGGTCCTCAACAAGTTCATAATCGTCAAGATTGAACTGTGCCATTTTGCTTTCTCCATTCCAGTAACCTATCGGCTACCTCTAGTAGTTGGTCCATCTCTCTCTGGTCGCGCTCTATCCAAAACGATTTTGGTTCGAGCCAGGCCGGAATCATCCGACCATTTACTTCTGCCCGTAAGAGCCACGCAAACAGGCATCGTTGCGCTCCGGTACAGAATAGTTGCCACTGAATCTGGCGGCGATAATGAATCGGTACACCTTTCAACTCCACAAAATCTTTCCCTGTAGTTTTGATTTCAGCTATCTCCGTATGGTCCAAACTCAGACCGTCAGGCGTGGCCATATATCTTTGGTTATCAGAGGATGAGGATATGAGCCAGTCGTTAGGCATAATCCCACACTCCTGTTTCACCCAAGCCGCTATGAACGGCTCCTGAGCATTCCCAAAGTCCATGTAGGCATTACCCTCAATCGGGCCAGAGTCCTCACCCTTCTCAATAGTTTCACCCTCAAAACCTCTGGGTGTTGCGGCGCGGGCCACAGTAGTTGCTGTCACACCCCACTGCCTAGCATCAAGCCATCCTTGCTTCCCTTGGGAAGAACTAGCAATGAACCTTTCATGGTGTATCAAAACAATTCCTCCGTAATGTAGTTGGATAGTTCTGCCCGCACATCGTAGAAAGCATCTTCCAGCGTGTGGGCCGTACCGACCAGTTTGGTTTCTCCACGGCCTTCGATGGTAACGTCACGGTTGTGGACAAAGTACACCAGCTTGTAGGTGTACAAGTCGCCATCGTGTTCTATCTCAGTCCTCCAGGTCCCAGTGAACTTTGGCCGACCAGCAGGCTTAGCATATTCTGCGCTGTTATCTTTTGACCTGTGAATTAGGCAGTCCTCCAAACAATGGCAAACCTGCCAGACGGCATCTTCTCCCGTAAGCCAGAATCTTTCACCAGCCCGCGCTCAACCAGCTCAGCGCGGCGTGACCTAATCCCAGACTCTGAAGCTTTGGGCAGAAAATAGATTTTCCGGTATGCCTCAATAATTTGTACATCAGTCTGAGGCTTGTGAGCTAGGACACGAAGTATCCCATTTTGTGTAGCCGTGGTTTCCCTGACAGAATCCGCCGCATCATGAGATGTTTGAGGGTCAGTATTTCTGGCCCAAGGCATCAGAGAATCCCAGCTAAAGCGAAACCCAGGAATAGTCCAAAGGCCACGCTTACCGGGATTACGAGTAACATCGCAATCTTGTCAGCCGGGGTCAGGAACCAGTACCCAGTTTTGGGGTAGCTGTGCCTCCCCCGCGCCCTGACTTTTCGCTTCACGCTTTCACGCGGCGAATAGCGCATCTTTGTAACTTGCGGCCTGTCAGCTTCCTCAGTAACCGCACTAATTTCATCTTCACTGTAGAAACCCATTTTTTTCTCCATTCTGTAGGGTTCCCTTTAAGTCTATCGGCTAAACATCCTACTATCTATTTTTTCGTCTAGCGGCTAGACTAGTGGGAGGCCGGTCTAAATGGGCCGCCAAGAAATGGAGAACCAAATGGAAATACAGATAGATACGTCAGGGATTGGAAAGCTGAGGGTGGACAGCTCAAATGAGATATTTGCCAACATTTACAACACGCTCCACTACACACTCCACAATGATGTTGCCCAGTGTGACCTGGAAAATATCATTGTCAATGAAGTGGAAGCAATAATTCCGATATGGGATTATGATGCCGTAACACTCTGGATTGCTTGGGGCCGCCCAAACCCCAGCGACTTTGAGCGGAAAGATTGGGGCACGATAGATACCCAGATACGTGAAGCATTATTCTTGTGTCTTAATGAGTTCGTCAAAGAGGTAGTCACTACAGATAGTGCTGAGGGTGCCCTTGAACAGCTCCATGACGAACTTGCCGAACGCAAAGCCCTGGGTTTGATAGATGGGTAAGTGGGGAAAGAATGAATGGCTCGGGATGGCCGTTTGGACACTATTTATGGTCCTCGTAATGTTGGCCGACTGAAAGGAATACGGTATGGAAAAGTCGCAAGCTCAGATGGCGAAACTAATCATGATGGGGGAGTCCCGCAGAATCCTCATTGAAAGAACTGCTGGGTTCCAAAAAACCCTGAAAGCTGAAGCACAAGTGGCTCTCAAACTTGGTGCTTCTCAAGCGGAGGTGGCCCAAGCTCTGGGCCTAACCAGAGGTGCCGTTCACTTCTGGGTCAAAAAAGAAAAGAATGGAGAACCAAATGAAGAACCAAATATTGCAGGATGACCAAACCTATACGGGTGTTCTCCTGACCGAATACACGATAGCAAAGCGGGTCAGGTTTGTGAACGAAACTGACCTCTGGAGGTTCTACCGGACAATGGTGGGAGGTTTCGTAACTCCAGTGCTTGACCCTGAATCAGATGTCACTTTCTGGGTTGATGACGATGGAATCCCCAAGGGTCTTGACCTGAACGTCATTGCTAGTGTCCTATGCGGTCAAGCCTTATACGGCCCAGTGTTCATTACAGGTTGCTCCCTGGATACTGAGAAACCAAAATCTGTGCCTCAAGATTTGGTGAAAATGATAGGCCAGATGAAACTATTGTCAGCCATGGGGATTATGCCCAATTTGGGAGATACAGACTACTGGGCGAACGCGGCTGGCAACCCAGAATGAAACCTGCTTGAAAAGAATATGCCCCCAGAGAATGGAGTAAAACTGGGGGCATATTCCGTGTCTAGTCTACTGACAGTTTTCGCAATTCAACAATTCCTGCGGGTCTACAGGGCATGAAAAATCTTCCGGGGCCAACATTATTGCGCAGGCCGGTTGTACTGTAAAACGCTGGTCAGCATTGACATAATCCCGGCAAGTGCGGCAACCGATAGGACATTCACCCAATCGACTGATGTAATCCCTAACGCCCCAACACCGATAGTTGCCAACGCCACCTGGCTGAAAGTTTTCAACGCACGCTCACCCGCATACGCCCAATACTTTTTTACTTTATCCATCTTGATTCTCCTTGCTTCTGTTCTCGTAAGCCGCACCGAAAACGTATGTGCCGAGTACCAGACTGACCAAAGCCACGCCGCCGGTAATCAGGTCATTATTGAGAGGTTCATTCCCCATAAGGGTAGAAACCATGTGAGTGACAATCATTGCCACACCCAGACTGAATCCTACAAAAACGTAACGCCTACGAATAGTCCATGAAGGTTTATTCATACAGGCACTCTATCATTAGGTTACGCGAACCAGACTAACCACCCAGGGCATGACGGCCGCGAGTAATCCGAATGCGCCAATGCTCTGCCACACCCTACGTTCCAAAGTACGCATCCGTACTTCGTGGTCATGGATTTTCGCATCTACTTCCTCGAACCTCTTTGCCGTGGTCGGCAGGCTCTCAGCTATGGTTTGTAACACTTTACCCTGCGCTACTTGTTCTTCAAAAATGTCACGAATTGATACCTTGACAACGAGGCCATGTTCATCAGCCATTACAATGTCCCAGCGTTCAGCCTGCGTTGAAGTTCTCCGATAGTCCCCCGGCCCCAAACACCATCACGGCGTACTTTGAGTAGGGCTTGAACGGCCTTACGAGTCTTCAGCCCCAAGACCCCATCAGGCCGGACATCAGCCCAATACTGGATAGCAGTGTAAGTCATCTTCCCAGGGACACCATCAATACGGCCCGTATATCCGTAATCTTTGAGGAACATCTGGAACTGCCTCCAGGTATCAACATCCAGACGGCCTGACACCTTATTGGCAACTACA